ACCCACCAACTCGACGAGCCTGCGGAATTCCGGGTCGTTGACGTACCAGGCATGGAAGGCGCGGTACATGTCCGGACGCTGTTCGCGAAGTAGCTCGATCGAACCCTGTAACCGGCGAGCGTTGGCGGGAGTCTTAACCGACTCCGCGTGCTCGATGACCTGCGGCTTCTTTGACGCCCCGGGAATCACGCCCTGTTGGTTACCCTTGCGGAGTGACATCTCGTACAGGGCGTCTCGGGAAACACCCCAGAGCCTCTTCAGCAGCGGGTCCTCTGGGATATAGCGCGCCTCTGCGCCGGCGAGAATTTTCTCTGGGGGCGCATAAACTCCGGGGTTCACTTTTCTGAGTGGGTTCCTGACGGTCTGACGACCACCAAGTTCCTTGGGACCACCCTTGCCCAGCGCCGCCATGCCGATAAGGTAGCCTATCCCTTCCGGGGTCTTCAACTTTTCCCGAACCAGACTACTGAGCGCGTCGACGGTCTCGCCAGGGTTCATCCCCATCTCGACAGCACCACCAGCCTGGGAGCCAGCTTCCGCTACCGGTTGCTTCAGCAGACTCTCCAGGAAGTCCATCTGCTCGCCACCAAATTCGCCCGCGCCACGCACAACCCCGACAACGTCACCCGGAAGACGTGTCAGGTCGTAGCCACCCTTGAGTGCCTCGGCCATCGTTCTCTGTCGGCGTGTTGCGGTGCTAGGCATGCCAGCCCGGGATCTTGCTGTAGTCAACCATGTCGTAACCGGATGGGTGACGCAGGACCGCCTCTGGGTGGACCATACGAACCTCGTCCGCCATCACACCGATCTGCGGCTTCCCGAAGATCATGTAGCTGTAGACCGGCAGGTAGGTTCCGTCGAGTTGACCGATCTTCTTGATGTCACTCTTCAGTCGGCGATCCGAAAACTTCGACAGATATCCTTGTGCAGCCGACCCAAGTGCCCCATACAATCCACCCATCGCGCTACCCTGCTGGGCTATCTGTGCATTGTAGAGGTCCATCCCGTACTGCCCCTGCGCCTGCGCGCCAGCGAACGTCGGGGCCGCTGCGGGTCCCTGCACCCCCTGAGTGGCGGCAAAGTTTGGCATCGTCGGCTGCGCCCCGGTCATCAGCGAGTTGTACTCGCTCAGTGGCAGGTTGCGCAGGTAGGCCTGCTCGTCAATACCGGCACCACGCTGCTGGTTCTGGTAGTTGCCGGCTGCAATCCGATCCATGAATCCCTGTAGCTCCTGCTGGTTGTTGAATCCAAGGGAGCGTATCGTGTTGTCAATCCCCTGCTGCTGCGCCTGGTTCTGGAACTGTCCGCCGGAGAGAATCTGACCGTACTGCTGCCCCTGACTTGCAAGGGTATCCCGGAACATCCGTTCCTGCTCCTGCCCGCCGGCCAGGATCGAGCGATCCCGGGCGTCACCGTAGGCGTTCGTCTTCGAGCGCTGGTAGGCATCCATCGCGTTGTTGTAGGGCTCGCTTCCCTCCTGCACCCCGGAGTTAATCAAACGAGTTCGGGTTTGATCCAGCTCCTTCTGGAACTGTGGATCGAGTGTGCTGGTGGCGCGTCCGTAGAGTGCGTCCTGCACCTCCTGTCTTTGCGGGGCGAAGTCTTCCAGATTGGGCAACTTGGAAAGTCCGGAAGTGTCCAGACTGGTGACCGACATCTCGTTGGGGCCGGTGTACATACCGTACGAGGAGGGGGTAACAGAGTTCACCCTGGAGGGGAGACCAGATAAATCGAAGGGGGTTCCCATTGACTGCTGGACTCGATTGAGTCCCGCCACGCCAGTTTCCCCGAGCGTTTGTTGACCCTGCGTCTGCAGATCGTAGAGCTTCTGCTGGTCCGGAGAGAGTGTCTGGGTAGATGACCACTGATTGCTGCCAGGGTTCTGGGTGAACACCTGCGAACCATAGGGGGTGTACTGGTTCGTTCGAGCAAGCTCTGCGCCGATTTTCGCGGCGTCGATGTTCGCTTCCCCTTGCGCCTTTGCTGCACCTACGTAATCGGGTGCTACGGGTGCTTTTGGAGATGATTTCTTACCCATTCTTTTTATCCTTCCGAGACAGCCAACGGCAGTCTTCTCTAAACATTCTGTAGATGTTCATGTAGTAACCCTGTGGGGCGGCCTTCTCGAGCCGCGTTTCGTATTTGAATCCAGCTCCAGTTGCGAGCTTGATGGACTTTTCATTGTTCTCTGGGATCGCCACGGTTACGCGGAGAACACCCAACTGCTCGAAGCAGTAGTGGAAGATGGCCCACAGTCCGCGCCGGTCAAGCCAGCGACTCTTTGAACTGGCGGCCGCATCCAGCCACACGTTTACGCCGTCGAAATTGATGAATGTTACCCCGGCGATAAGTTCCCCGTTCTCGCCAAGCCAGCCCATTGCCCGACCCATTCCTGGGTACCAGAGCTTGCCGACCTCTTTAGAAACCCAGGCCCCGACGACATCGTCTTGGCCTACGACGATCACGCAAATCCGGCAAGGATCGCGGTCTTCTGGTTCGCAGCGCTGTCGGTTGGGTTGGTGGTTATCCAGCGAGCCCTACCCGGAAAGGGGGCACCACCTACGACGTAGTTCTGCCTGGTCGAGGCGGTCTCGTCTGCGGCCTTCAAGATACGCGGGCTCATAGAGTCGGTACCAAGCTGGGCCTGCACCTCATCAGTTGTTTGAACGCTCATTGTTCCTCATTTCCTCGTTGTTATAGAACACCGCCGCGCTCGTACAAATAATCGAACGCAGCAACCCGAATGTTTGCTCGTGAATTTGACACCTTCAGGTGTGGGGCAATTGCATACCCCAGCCCGTTGACGGTGTACCAGTTCTTGTTGAAGGCAATATCTCCGCCCCAGATGGCGTTGTCCCAGGTACCCGTATCCCAGACACCGGCGCTACTGGCCGGGAAGGATACGACACCAACCGGATCGGTCGTGACGAAATCAACGTCAACCCCAATCAGAAATTCTGCCGGGTTCGAGTCCCAGCCAATCACCGGACGCAGCATCTTCATCTGCTTGAGCCCGTCTCGGTTGCCAAGGTAGTCGAAGGCACCGATCATGTCGGCGACAATATTTGCGCCGGCGTCGGATGTTCCGGTCCAGGCTTTCCTGATTTCGCCATTCATCCCGAAGTAGAGTTCCTCGTTGTGGAGACTGAAACAGTTCGCGGGCCACTCCGTGAACTGGCACCACGCGCCGGTGGTGGTGTTCATTACGTACTGTTCCTGCATGCCTACCGCAACAGGTATGTTGACCAGCAGCATGTTAGCAGCCGGGTACTGCAGGATCTGCCAGCCAAAGGTGCTGCTGTACAGACTCGCGGCGGTATTGAACGCGCCGGAGATGTTGTCCGTTATCCCAAGTGACCCGGACCTACGTTCGTTGATGAGGGCGGTAGAGGCTGGAACGACCCCATCCACGGTCAGGATCAACAGATCCCCGCCGTACTTCTGAAAACAGCGTCGACCTATCGGCGCGCCAAGGTAGAACAAACCAACCAGCGCCCAACTCTCTGCGAAGGCAGGATTCGTTCCCTGGTAGACGGCGACCTCTCCGGTGCTTGTGATGAACACCGCCAGGTCGTCGATTCCGGTACCACCATCAATGGTCCATGCTCCCATCGACATCAGGTAGCCGCCGTTCTTGAACAGGGAGCCAAGACTGAACTTTGTCAGGGCACCAGAGAAGGTACCGACATCAGTGTACCAGGCGTCCATCGTGCCGGCCTGGATGTACCACATCCGGCCCTTGAAGACGCAGATATTGGCGAGCGTCGTACTTGTCACACCCGTCAACGCTGGCGTTGATGCACCATCGAGCGCGGTCCAGGTGGTGCCGTCGTAGAGTCTCGGTTTGTCGAGGCCGTTCACTCCGAGGATGAAGTTACCACCGCTCGTTGTCGTGTTGACGAATTCCCAGCGTGCGTTCGTCAAAGTCGAAAGCACCGCAGCACCGACCGCTCCGGCGGCTGTCGTATTGTAGGCGTTGGTGCCTGCAAAGGCGAACATCTTGTGCGTCCCCGTTGGCGGACGGTAGCTAACGATTGTCTCGGCCTGTGCCCCCAAACCTGTAGCGTGCGCGGCGTGACCCTTCCGGAACATCACGTCGGAGGTGGTTGGAAACCAGTTCCTGAGACGGTAGGCATCCCCCTGCTTCATCGCCGCAACAGAGTCTCTTGCGTTCCAACCCCTAATTGGGGCGGGGACACTCCCCGTCTGCGAGATCTGCATACGACGCATTGGCTGCGTAGAACGACGCATCAGAGGGGCCAGCTACTGCGAGATACCCTGATGTAGGGCTCGAAACCGTCGTAATCCGGGCCATTCAAGGAGATCTCCGCCTTCGTGCTGTCGCGAGACATTGCATCAGCAACCATGTTCTCGTACTTGTTGAAGTCCTCAGCGAAGCTCAACCCCTTGGCTTGTTTCCATCTCCAGACCAGCCCAGCCGCGATCAGTTTAGAGTCCAGTAGCGGAAAATCATCATCCGCAGCAAACTCGATTCTAAAGGTGTCCCCTGCTGCGTTCGAGATCCAGTTCTCTGTTTTGTACTCGAATGCGATCGTCAACCCCGCCGCCGGTGCCGGATTCAAAAGGAGAGAACCCCCGCGGATTCGGTACACCGAGTACGGACCAATCGCCACCGAGGCCTTAATGTCCTGCCATTCACCGGCGGAGCTAGGTCCACCCAACTTATAGCGAGTACTGCGATCCCAAAGTGTGTCGTTCAGTATGTACTCCAACCCATCTGCGGCAGACAGAATACTGCCCCCCACCAGGAGCCCCTGACTCTCGGCTGCAACCGAGGTAAAGGTCTTCTCTTTGATGAGTATAGACCAGGAGTACCGGGCCGAGAGTTGCTGACCCTCTTCGTTCGCGAGAGACACCATCTGCTGGATCTGCAGGTCCGTTGACCCTGTCGCGGTCGTGGGACTCATTATCCCGACACGCGGTGCTATAGCGCGAACGATTTGTAGAATGGTTTGAGATGCCACGCTTGTTTCCTGTTAATAGAGCCCCTTGGCGTTCTTTTGTTCTGAGAGGCTAGGCCCGCGCTCCATCGTTTGAGCGAGAAACTTCTCCTGCATGTCAAGCATCTGCTTTCTCATGCTTTCGAGTTGGTCATCCTGCGCCACCACCCTGGCCCGAAGAGCAGCCAACTCCTCCGCGGCCCTGCCAGTTCCATCTGCAACCTTCAACCACTCCTTGGCCTTGTTTTGCAGATTCCTGGCACCGATTCCGATACGCACCAAGGTTGGTTCGTTTGCCGATGCAAGGTCCTCAACAGTTCGCACATTGCAAGCTATGAGTGTGGTTGCTTCGGCCTTGCTGATAGCCGGCCACTGTGAAACATGAGTTCCATCTGGGGTCGCTTCCTGGCCTTTCTTCCAGCGCTCGTAATCTGCCTTGAACTTGTCCGCCCAGAGAGGCACCATATTTGGATCTTTGTCAAGACCCGCAAGCCAAACAGAGGCCTCTACTTCAACATTATCCTTGGATCCAGACTGCCTGAGAATGGCCCAATCAACTGCGCGATCAACGCGCCGTCCCTTTGCAATGCTCTGTGCGCGATCTTCGATAGAGCGCTCTTCAAAAGTAACATACGGTGGGCGATTTCCACCCTGTAACGATACTGACATAGGAGTTATCCTTTATGGTTGAACGATCTTCTCGCACCGCTCTCTGGGAAAGCGGTCTGAAAAGACCAGGGGGATTGCTCCCCCTGGCGAAAACGTCCAGTTGACTGGACTTTTTATTGTCGTCAGATCAGGTGATTCCGCCCTGGTGAAACGGGTACTGAATCTGAACCAACGCAAGTCCTGTGGACGGTACACCCGTCGTACTCAGGAACTGCGCGTTCAGAATCTGTTCGCCCGCAACAACTGCGTCATCAACACTGCCCGGGGTTGCCGCCAGCATCCACACTTCAGCGTCAACCACTGTCGCGTTCGGAGACTTAACGGCCGCCACACCCGCAATCTGATACCAACCGAACTTAGTAGTCGCGTCGTTAACAGACATTGCAACTGCGACCTGTCCAGTACCGGCGGTTGCCGGTGCCAGTGTGGTCGTGTTGGCGCTACGGTCGTAATCGACCAAAGAACCAACAACAGTTGAGGCTACGCCTTTCAAGTAGATAAACTCGCCGCCACCGTACACGGGATCTTCCCCGCGAACAACAGCACCGAGAGCATGTTTCTGAACTGTCTCGACGACAGTCAGAGGTTGAACCCCGACCCGAGGTTCTGAGAGCTGGTAAGCCATGTGATGTTACCCCTTATGCTTTGGCTACGCCCTGCAGTGAGCGGTTGCTCACAACAAGGTTGCCCTGGAAAAGAATTGGGATCACGATGGCGTCCTGGTTCACGCTCCTCAACTCTGGCATGATCTCCATATTGGCGTCCTGATGGGCAACCATTTCGAGATAGTCAGAATTGATGAAGTAGGCGTGCGCAGCCGGAATACCAGAGGCGGTTGTGTCGAACACAACGTCCGCATTCTTGTACTTGAGGCTGATGAACCCACCCTGCGCCGACTCATCCGAAGAGTACCGTTTGATACTCGTCTGACTTGTCTCGTAGAACGTGAAGTAGTCGATCGCAGCGACAATGAGATCCGGCTGATCTGTACCGCGTGTCAACGCATTGTACAACTGACCGAAGAAAAGTTCCATCGTGGTTGCGCTGGGAGTAATCGCCGCACCAATCAACGGGGCTGCCGCTGACTGAACGATGCTCTTCCAGAAAACGAAGGCCGAACTGTCGATTCCACCTACAGTTCCAGTGCCCGCATCAGAGATCAACGCTTGAACGCCGCCCATCTGGTTTGATGCAGAACCGTTGCTGTAGAGGTCTCCTGACAGACCGTTTGCGAACGAGCGCTGCGCATTCTTTACCTTCGCTTTTACGAAGTTGATAATGCGATTCTCGCCGCTGTTGGAACGGATTTCGAGACCCGAAGCTGCCACGTTGACAGCCACTTGACGCCACGGGAATTCAGCCGACGAAAGGACGTCCGAAGCCGAGACATTGAGGGGATCGAAACCGGAATAGCGCTGATACGTCGAATTCTCGGCGTAGTCCAACGGCTGAACGATAGAAATGCCGCCGTCTTCAAGACGCATACGACCTTTCTTCATCAACCGGCGGTACAGCGCGTTGTGCTTGCTTACATTGTCAGCAACCTCACTCGAGTGATTGCGATAAGCAGTCGTCGCAAGCTCAGTGAAGGTATTGAACAACGTGCTTTGGCCTGGTGAAGCCATTTGTTGTTACCCTTCTATTGTGGGAAAGAATTGACCCAATCAGCGACCCTGTATCTTGTGATACGTCTGTCTGATCGTGTCTTCCATCGTGCCCACCACGGGTGCGCTGGGGAGTGTTCCCCGAGACACAACATTCGTAGATGCGGCTCTCTTGGCTGCAGCGGCTTTCTCCGCTGCCTGTTTGCGCTTGTCTGCTTCCTGTTGAGCCAGCAGCTTTGCGCGAACTTCGGGGTGGGCCCAGATTGCCTTGTCGTAGGCATCTTGCAGGCCCTCCGCTCGGCCATTTTCAATTAAAGCAGCCATGTCCAGCTTGACGGCCTCGTAGTTTTCGTGTCCCTTGGTTCTTGCGAACTTCTGGGTTTCATCTACGACTCCGGCAAACTCCTGCTGCGCCGCGGCTTGTTCCCGCTGCTGCAGCGATTGCGAGAGCTGGTTCAGTTGCTGTTTAAGCTCCTGCACCTCTGGATTGACGGGTGGCTGCCCCTGCGCAATCCTCTCTGAAACTGTTGCGACCGCTTCCATGTCAACACCGTACTCGTGCGCGATGTCTAGAAGGGTCTGTGCTTTCTGTTCCGGCGAACCGGTTTTCATTATGTAGGCGGTATTGAAGAAGTCCCGAATCGCCGCCTGTGGGGTTGTCCCCGCGGCGCGGATCAACGGTTCGTAGGGCCGGATCTCCGCATCGAGCAACTGCCCGATGTTCGCCATCTGCTTGTAGCCCTCAATACCCTTGTGGAAGTCCTGCTCCCTGCGCATG